CGACCAACACTTTGACCTGCGAATCGAGCCCGACCGGCGTCATGTCGCCGATAGGAACGCGTCGGACTTCTCCGTCCCACGCTCGCATTTTGTGCGTCCAGAGACGAACGGTAACTGCGCCGGCAATCGCCGATTTCGCGGCCGGCTTGGTTGTGCTGTTTTCGCTCATTGCTATGGATCGTTGCTTGCGTCTGCTTTAGTGATGTTGCCCGCCACCTTTACCGTGATGGTTGCTTCCATTCTTTCCGACGTTTTGAGTTCGCCGTGCGCGTACCCCTTCACGTAGCCGGAGAAAATCCACGTAGCGCCGTTGTCCATGCCGGACGGAATCGGGTACGTAAGCGTAACGTTTTGGACGGTACGCAACGGGGCGTCGTAGTCCGGATCGACCGCGACAACAAACGACAGCTCGCCACCCTCGACCAGGTCGGCCGGCATGTACGGGACGTGATCGCCGTCATCCAGCCCAAGGTGTGGCAGCTCCACGTCCTCAACCGTTTCCTCCGGCGGGACGATCGAGATAATGTCGAGGGCCATCCCACTGGTTGCCAACGTGATTGCACCGCCGTGTCCTGTATCGCTCATTGCATCGCCCTAAGCTGCGTGGTCGATCTGAACCCTACGCAGCCATGGTCAGACGCCGGGCGGGATTTTCAGCGGGCGTGCAGATACGTGACGGCCCGGGCCGTCACGATGAGACAGAATGGACGATCACCGCATCGAAGGTCCGGCGGTGTCGCCATTGAGAAGAGCCGGGCGGCGGGATGTCCTTCCCGTCGTATTCGTTCTCGATCGCTACGTCGTGGAAAAAGAGCCCCGACGCGGCGCCACGGTACCCGTCAAGAACGCCAATTGCCGCGGCTGCGATGTCGTAGCAGTCGTCCCACACGGTTGCGTAGGAGTCGACCTGTATCCTGGACCGCTGCATCGGCGCCGTGCCGTCGAGGTTTCGAAGCCGCTCGGTAGCGATCAGCTCGTATCGGATTGACGGCCGCGTATCGTCTTCATCCAGCGCGTCGGGCCGGATGCGGTCGTCGACCAGGTTGCGTACGGTGGAAGAGGCGATGAGCATCTCTCGGAGTGCCACGCAGGGGTTCGTCGTATCGCTCATTTCGCGGCCCTCACCTTCGCGTTCGCCTTCGCAATCCGCTCGCGTAGGGCCTTGATGTACTCCGCCCGGACGGCCGCCTCGGACTCGTACAGCGGCTTACGCAGGAAGGAATCGGGGCGAATTCGGCCGACCGCCTTACCGCTTTTGTGCTCTCGCTCGTCTGTGCCGTACTCCAGAAACCCGGCGTAGAACGTGTCCCCGACGAAAAGCGGATCCGGAAATCCAATCCCGACGCCCACCGCCGTCCGGCTTCGCTTGATGGCTCGGACCTTCAGTTCGCTGGCAAGATTTCCCGTTTGGCGATGCTTCGCCAGAATCGCCTTTGCCTTCGGCAGTACGTGCTTTTTCGCCGCGTCACGCGATGCCCCGCGGAGCACCCCTTTGACCCCTTTCGTCGACTGGTCGAGAAGCGCCGCCAGCTCGCGATCGAGCGCCTTGTGTCCTGTCAGCTCGAGTACAACGTCGCGGGCCATCAAACCACCTCGGTGCAGTGCAAGTCGAGCTCCATCCGATCGCCAAACCGGTCGATCGCCCGCGAGATCTCGAGCTTCCGGCCGAACCAGTCGACCCGCATTTTTGGGGTGACGCCCTGCAGGTAGCGAATCCGGACGATGTAGTCGACGGACGCCTCGATTTGTTCGCCGCGGCGATTCTCGCGGCCGCCGACGCCGATCACCTTGGCCGGCAAGGGCCCCGCAACGTACTTCCAGGTGACAACCTTCTGCTGCCCCGAATCCTTCAACGACTTCTGCGGCCGCTCAATCGTGACCCGCTCCCGCAGATCGCCCGCTCGCGTACGTGTGACACCCGACATCGTTCGGCCCCTATTCCATGCCGTAGAAACCGGCGATCGCCCCGACCTTCAGGCTGTCAAGCAACCAGGTGGCCGACAAAGGCAGCGGCTTTGGCTGGGCCCCCTCGACGTTGGGCTCGCGATGCGCAAACCACTCCGCGACCAGCAAGACAATCGCCTGCCGCGCTTCCTCCGGCACGCTTGCCCAGTTCGTGCCATATCCAGCCGTGTACGTCACCGTGACCGCCGCGGAAACCGGACGCGTCGACGGCCACGTCTCGCCATATGCGGTAGTGATTTCGGCCGGAGAGCGAGTAAGATCGGCCCGATACGTTGACGAGTCCAGCGTCTGCGTATCGCCATCCGCGTCAACGTACGTGATCGAATCAACAGATATTGCCGGCGGCCGCGGAAGGCGAATTGCGTAGTCGGGGAACGCATCGAGCGTCAGCTGCCAGACCTGGGAGATAAACGCCCGGCCCGTGTATTTTTCAGCCTGGGCGGTGGCCGCCTTGATCAAGCGAGTCAGATGGGCGTCGTGATGGCCGCCGACAACCTCAACTTGTTTCCGCGCTTCATCCAGCGTTACCGCCAGCTTGCCCGGCGCCGTTGTCCTCGTCAGCCCCATTGTCGTTCCCTCGCTTCAACGCGCCTCTACGAGTTCTGGTCGGTCGGGTTTTGGTCGGCTTCGGATCGGGCTCTATTTCAATTGCCGATCCGCCGGCAAGCAGCTGCTTGCCAAGCTTTGCGTCGACGTTGACCTTGTCCCCGGGCGCGGCGGAGAACTCAGGGCCGGCGGCCCGCGTGATCATTTGCACTCTCATCGTGGATACCTCACACAAATGCCCGGCGGCCGATGCGACGCGACCGCCGGGCTCCATCGAACCAAGCCCTCGTCAAAAAAGTGTAGGGGTCCCCGAGTCCTACGCGGTGCCTTCGGCCGGCGAAACGTGGTGCTCGACCGTCAGCTCGTCGGTGATGTTCGCCAAGGCCGGCTGCGTCCGCTTGCCGCCGACGATGTAGATCGCCGACTCCGCGCACGCGTTCGAGGCATCCTTGTCGACAACCACCCGGATGTAGCGTTCGCGAGGTTTCTCGATCGCGATCGCGAAGACCTGATCGTCGTCGTCGGCCGCGACGGAAATTCCCGTTCCTTCCAGGTCGGCGGCGTCGGACAGGTCCGATGCGGCGCCTTGCTGCAGCTTGATGGAATTGACACCGCCGGCGGCGATTGTCGCGAACGAGACGACCGCGATCGCCCATTCGTAGTTCGCCATATCCAGCGTCGCGCCGTTGCGATCGGCCGTGCCGCTCGCGTAGGCGAGTGCCTTCCGGATTTGGACTGCGTCAGCGTACATTGCTCAGGCTCCAGGATTGCGGTTATTCCGGCTCACGCCGGCAGTTGGTCAACGATTGGTTTTGCTGGACTACCCCGCGGCCGCCGTCTTCAGCCGGACGAACGCCTCTTCGACCGTCGGCATTCCGTCGGTCTTGGCCCGGCCGATGTAGCCGACCTGATTCGTCTCCGAATAGAGCTCGACCAGAACCTGGATTTCCAGGTCCAACGCGTCTGCGATTTCGTAGTACTGCCAGTTCGCCAACAGCCCGACGTACTGCTCCGCCGTAAACGTGTTCGGCGCCCGCTCCGATTCGTCCATCGGGATGTTGAGTACCCGGTCGGGATCCTCGCCCCGCAAGCCGAGTCCCGTCCGGAACAGATACTGGCCGTCGCTGTCCTTGAGCTTGGCCAGAATCTTGATCGCGTCCCGGTGGAACAGCCATCGAAGCGTTTCGGCCAGGCCACCGCGGCGATACTGCGACTTCAGCGTGTACTTCGCCGTGATCAAAGAATCGGCGTCGATTGACGTGGCCGAACTCGTATTCACATCCCGCGACGTGGAAATCCCGTCGTCCGACGCAACAAACACGCCCAGCGGCTTCTGCGAGCCGTCCCCCGTCATGTACCCGTCTTCCATCAACTCGCCGGCGTCCGTCGCCATCTCAACGCGAACCATCTCGTCGATCGGCTCGACCGAGTTTCGCAGCAGGTCGCGAGACGCCTTGATCGCCCCGGTAAGCGGATGCGGCGTCAAAACCTTCTTCCCAATGGCAAGCGCAGAATCGGCCGTCGCAACCTGGAGCTCCGCAGACCACGCAAACGTATTCATCTTCGTGGTTCGCTTGCGAATACCCAGCGACTTCGCGCTCCGAAGCGTGTGGATTTTCGCGTAGCGGCGGATGAACAGCAGATCGTCGACCACTCGCAGCATGCCCGCCGCGAACTGCTCCGACGCGACCAAAAAACCAGCCTGGTCGGAGTCATCCGACTGCAACGCGGCCCGTCGTTCCGGATTCATCCCGGTACCGTGTCGCAGATAATCGGAAAACGCCGCCTGGTAGTCGGCCGTTCCGCACGCCGCCGCCGGCACGATCCGGTAGTTCGGCTTGCCGTCCGCCCCAAACGCCCGTGACCTGACGGCCACAGTCGGAGTCTTCTTCCGGCCTTCGGCGTCCGCATCGACATCGAATCGGTCCCCGACGCCCTCGGACAGCCCAGCCTCGGCAATCTCCAATCGCTCGATTCGCTTGGCCGACTGCAGCATCGCGTCGGCCTCGTTCATCGCACGTTCGTACTTTGCCTGCTGGTCGTCGGGCAGGTTACCGTTTTCGTCCCCGTGCTCGTCGAGGATTTCGCGAGCGTTCTTGATCAGCGTCGCCCGTTGCTCCCTGAGTTCCTTCGCGGTCATGGTCTAGCCCTCGGCCGTTGAATGTGTATCGACGCGTCCGGCATTCCACGATTGGCCGCGTCCGTTGAATACAATCCCGAATCTTCGTCACGTCGCGGGATTTTGTGGGTGCCCTCTGTCAAGCTGACTCAGCTTCCGCCATCAGCAGCCGATTACGGTTGCCACGGCGGGATTTCCGGGGTCGCTGGCTACCGCTGATTTCCGACAGCACGTCGTCGAACGTCGCAACTCGATCGACCAAACCGGCCGCGTCCGCCTCGTCGGCCATCAGCATCCGGCCACCGCCAAATTTCTCGTCGACGGTCTCGACTGTGACGCCTCGATGTTTCGCGACGGCCGCCCGGAAAGTCCCGTACAGTTTTTCCGTTTCCTTCTCGATCCGTGCGCGGACATCGTCCGGCAGCGGCTCGTACGGATGCCCCTCGATTTTCTCCGGCGGAGTGGCGATCAGCGTCGTCTTGATGCCCGCCTTCTCCTCCATCTTGCTGTAGTCGGTGTGATACGACAGCACGCCGATCGAGCCGATGTCACCGCCGGGCGTCGAAACGAACTCACCGGCGGCCGTCGCGATCCAAACGGCAGCCGACGCAGCCAGCGAATTCGCCACCGCGACAATGCGAGTCTTGCCGGCCTCGCGGATTCGATACAGCTTTTCGGCCACTTCGGCCGTGCCCCAGACCTGGCCGCCGGGCGAATGGACCTCGATCACAATCGCCCCGATGTCCTCGTCGGCGTCAAGTTCGGCCAGCACGGCCCCGAATTCCGTGGTCGAAGTGCCCCCGGAATACTGGGTCATCAGGCCGGCATGCTGCAGCAGCGTCCCAAATAGTGGGACGACTGCGGTCAAACCGCCCTTGGATTGACTGCGGGCCTTCGCGTCGTCCACCGCAAACCGCTCCCCGTCCGCCGCCACCAAATAAGCCTGCGGACCGTCGTCCTCTTCCTCGTCCGCTTCGCCGATCACGACATCCTCGCCGCGGCGACGCGCTTCGATCAGCTCGGCGATTGCCTCGAGCTTCTCCCGCATGATCAAATGCGGGCGGTTGTACAGTTCGTCGCAAATCGCTCGATACATCTTCATTGATCGGTCCCTTCGATTGCTTCGTTCGCCGGCTGCATGTTCCGCGGGACCAAGTAGACATCGCCTTGCGGCCCGATGTCGTCTTGGTTTTCGAACCGACGAACATCATTTGGCGAGTAGTAGCCCCACTGCCTGCCGGATGCGTAGTGGGCCGTCCGTGCCGCGAGATTCGCCCGAAACAGTGCCGAGCGATTGAACTCGACGAAGTGCGTATCGCTTTCTTTTTCGCGTTCGGTCAGCACGGCCTCGGTAAACTCCTCTTCGAATTCCGAGAACCACGGATCCAGATCGTCGTCGATATGCTCCTGGTTGCTCTGTTCGAGCGACGCGTACGATTTGCGGGACGGGTCGCCGAGCTTGTGGGGCTGGACGCCGACGATGTTCGCCACTTCCCGGATCTCAAACTCGCGGGTCTGCAAAAACTGGGCATGCTCCGGCGGAACCGTCATCGATTCGAATTTCGCCCCGTCCTCGAGCACCATGAACAGATGCGCTCGACCGAGCCCCTGATGGGCCTCCTTGATCGACTTTCGAAACACCTCCTGGGCCGCTTCGCCGAGGCGGCCCGGCATCGACACAACGCCGGACGCAACTGCACCCTGCCCGAAAAATCGCGACCCGAATTCCCGGGCCGCCATGCCGAGACCGAGCGATTCCTTGAGGATTTCGACGACCGGAACGCCGTCCAGGCCGTTGAACGAAAGCCCGCGAATGTGCAGGACGTTTTCGGGCAGAATGTTCCGCTGCGTGCCGCGGATATTCGTCGTGTACATCAGGCGGCCCCGCGCCGATCGCCGCGACGCGTCCAGCATTACCTCACCACCGTCGATCCGGACAAGACTTGTCCGGTCGGGCAGTAGCGGAACCATTTCCAAAACACGGCCGGCCTGGTCGCGGTAGATCGCGGCGTAAGCGTTGCCCCACAGCAGAGCGTGATGGAGCAGCGTGCGCCGTAGTGTTGCCGCGCGAATCAGCGGGTGTGCCTTTCGCGTGACCAAGCGATAGGCCGGGTGCTCGGTAGCCCGTCGCTTGCCCTTGTCGGTGCGGGCGTAGATCAGCGGTCTGATCTTAGCGACGCCGTTCCCAAGAATTCGCACCCCGCGGAAAACTGCCGGGTAGCCGAGTACTTTGTGCTCGTCGACGGTGACGCCCGAGCTTACGCGACTGCCAAGCCCAAACAGCTTGGCCAGTGCCGGGTCCTTGGGATGCAACGGATCGACCGTCGTCGCGGCCCCGCGAAAAACAGCGCTCAACGCGTCGACGATCATTCGGTAACCCCTTGCCGTGACTCCGCTGCTGCCTCGCGCTGTTCGTTTTCTGCCCGTATGCGTTCGCCGCCAATTCCGACCATCACCGCGACGATTCCGCCGGCAATCCACGCCGCCGCCGGCGACCAGAGCGACACGCCGTACACGATCGCGACCAGTCCGCTTGTCGTAGCCAGGTTGTTTGCGACTTGTCCCGACATATCAAAACGCCAATACGCCCCGTTCTTGGTAGACTGACTGTCCGTCCCTGGCCGCCGCGATCCGCATCCCGTTGGCAATCGTCAACGCCGTGATTCCGTCGATTTTGTGTGCCGGCGTGTCACCTTTCTTCGTCGGTCGCCACCGATCGCCGGCGTCCGTCTTGGTCGCCACGTTTGCCGCACACCACTTCATGACCTGATTTCCGTCGTGGGCCAGCGTTTGCCCCGGGATCCTCGTCTCCAGCAGATCCTTGTACGGCTCGTTCACGTTGCCCGTCGCCTGGCCGAACTTCGCCACCGACTTAATCCCGTCCTCCGTCGATAGCAGGTTCAGAAGGTGCGTCGCGTTGTAGGGATCCACCCCGATTCCCTGGACGTTGTAGTCCGCCACGTCGGATTTAATCGCCTCGCGGATGAACCCGTAGTCGGTGACGTTTCCGTCAGTGAGCGTGATATGGCCCGCACGTTCCCAGGCCGAATACGAAATCGAGTGCGTTTTCTCGACCTCGATCGCCCGGTCACGCGGAATCCAGAACCGCGGGCGAACGTACAGAACGCCGTCAACGAGCCACGTCAGCACGAACGCGCACAAGTCGCTGGAATGGGCCAAATCGACGCCCCCATACGCATCGACTTTCCCCAGATCAGGCCAATCCTTCGGATCGACGTAGCATTTCCGCCACGCCTCGGCGGTCATCGCGGATGTCAGGCTCGATACCCATCGATTAAGATGGAACGCCAAGAACGCGTTTAGCAAGGCCGGCGTAGCCGCAGCTCGGCGACATTCCTCGCGAAGCCATTCCTTCTGAATCGACACGTCAAGATTTGGATTCGCTTTCCGCCACGTTTTCACGTGCCGCCAGTCGTCTCCTTCTTCAACCTCATAAATGACCGGTAGGAAGGACTCATCGTCGACCACGCCATCACGCACACGGACGGCCTGCTCGTACATTTCGTATCCGATACCAGACGAGTTGATTCCCGCGGAGGTGATGGCGAAAAACAGCGGCTGACTCCGAGCCCCCATGCCCGTCCGCATCACGTCCACCAAATCGCGTTTCTTGTGCGCGTGCACTTCGTCTGCGATTACACCCGACGGGTTGTATCCGTGCGCGCCCGCGGCGTCACTAGAAAGCACGGTGTAAGTCGCAGTTACAGCACCTGTGAGCGGATCAAGTACGTCGATCGACTGCCGGTACGTTTGCGAACGGCCGAGCAAAATCGGCTCAGATTCGACGCAGTGTTTCGCCCCACGAAAAACGATGCCGGCCTGCGGACGGTCTGCGGCGACAGAATAGACCTCGGCTCCCGGCTCTTTGTCCGCATAAGCCAGCGCGAGCGCGACGCCCTCGGCCAGCTTGCTCTTGCCGTTCTTTCGCGGCATGAACGCAAAGACAAACCGATACCGCCGCCTGCCGTTCGGCCGCTTCCAGCCAAACGTCGCGGCAAAAATCGCCTTCTGCCACGTCTCCAGCCGCAACCGCTGCCCGCCTAAATCTCCCTTGCTGTGGATCACGAATCGCTGAACGAAGTTGATCGCCCGCGCGGCAGCTTCCGCGTCGTAGGTGCATTTGCCGGCAGTCTTGGCCGGGGAATAGCCGCCGGGGAAAACCCAGTCGCGGAATTTGAGGGCCGCCCGGCTAGAGCATATACGCGGAAAGTTCGTCTGCTTGCGGGGCCTCGACATTCAACCCGACCCGTGCCGCGGGAGACATCCCGAACGACTGTTCGTATTTTGCCAGCTGCTTGTCGGCCTGATTCATCACGCCGACCGCTGGGTTTTGAATCGCGTTCCCCTTGTCCGTGTGGACGACCAGCCCCTTTTCTTCGACATCAAGTCGAGCCTGATCGTACATTGCCGCCAGTTGGCAATACCGGGCGAACGCCTCGCCGTCGATCTTCGTGAGCAGCCCCAGCTTCGCAAGCCGCGGTGCCACCCGATCCCA